TTTCTTTATTCGACACGGTTATAAGATTTCCGAATGAATCTTTTCTAGTTTCGGGATCTTCTGCATCAGATATCACACCGAAACACGCCTTATCATGTGCGACAGTTGAGAGAGACACAAGTGGAAGTGCTTCGTTAATGGTAATAGCATTTGAACCCATTTCAACACCTTTGCTCATCTTCATGTATTTATTTTTATTTGCGGATACGATGAGACCAACGAAATCGCCCGATTCTGAAGTAGGCACACCATCGATGAAAGTTCTGTGTTGTCCGGTGAAATTAATCTCGACGGAGCCATCCGATGCGTCTATATACGCTTTTGTGTCGTTAATCCAGAAAAATTTAAAATCATTATAAGTGCTTCCACTTATACTCGTATAGGCTTGCCCCACCTGCCAATAACTACTCGAACTATGATAATAAATCCACTTTGGGCGGCTCGAACTCATGTTACTATATAATTTTGCAACGAGCGTACTTCCGGATTTTCGTTCAAGGGTCAGTTCACCAGCTGTTCCAACTTTTAGATGTGTATCTTGGTCGGAATTCTCACCCAAAGCGGAAGAATCTCTGAATACATGGAAATATGCGTCTGGGGACTGGATGCCTATCCCAACTTTCCCTTTCATATACAAAATTCCATCGACACCATTGTGGTTCACGGGACCTTTCAAAAAGAATGTCTCGAAACCGTTCTCGTCTTCACACAATATTTCGTATGGGGAACTACCGTCGTTGTTTGCCCCAGTAATTAACAACTTTACATAATTACCTCTATTGTACCCCGTGTTATGTGTCCCACCTAATATGAGCTGGGCATCTTGGTAAGTCATACCAGAGTCCGCGCCTATGTCCCCAACTGTTATTGACCCGTTCACGTGCAGAGCCGATTCCGGTGAAGTGGTGTTGATTCCAACCCGGCCATTATAAGGTATGAAATTGAGTCCAGTTCCCTTTGGTGTCCAAGTCGAATATTTAGAATAAAACGCGAGATAGTTCCCCGCATCTGACCCGGTTCCGTCGTATTCCATGACGAGTATATCGCTCGAATCTTCAGATAAAACTATCCCCGCTCGGTCAGAACCTTGACCCTGTACTTTTAAGTAGACCGGGTCAGTTGAATCATCGTAGATGTGAAGTTTATGATCCGGGGACGCGATCCCGAGACCGAGGCTACCGGAACCCGTGATGCGCATAAGTTCTACACGAGGTACATCATTTGGATACGCCTCGGCATATGTAAAGTCTCTAACGTCCGTATCTGTAGCCGAACCAGCACCGAATATGATAGAGTTGGAACCGATGGCTCCGGATGTATCATTAGAATCTGCTACGATCAGAACGTCAGCGTCGGAACTGACCGCCACCGAATTCCCACCATGAATGAAACTTTTAACCTGATTCTCTCCTAATAGGATATTTCCGTGAACCTCTAACTTTTGTTGCGGGGTCGACGTGCCGATTCCGAGGCGCCCATCATCACCGTGTTTGATATCCGTCAAATCTTCCCACCCGTTAGATGTCAAAATAATCACTCTTTTCAGGGTTTTGTTATAAGTCTCACCCGGGTCTAAATAAACGTATCCGGTGCTCAAGACACTCGTACCGTCAAATTGTATCTCCGATTGGTGACCTTTACCTACTGAATCGGAATTGGTTCTCGAGCTGTTGATTTCTAGATACATTATAGTTCCGATGTCCGTGGGAACACCGGAGTTGAAATTTGCGAAATATGTTCGTGACTGATCAGCGCTACCTTGAGCGTTATTCAATATTATATATTGTTCATTAGCCTGTAATGTGAATGTGTCAACCTCTCCAGACGAAGATGTTCCCTTTGTAATCGTACGGGTTTTAGGCACGATTCGACCAGTAATACTTCCATTTACATCCAGAGTCGCGTCGGGTACAGTCGTGCCTATTCCGACCTTGTGACTGGTATTGGACACGTATATCTTGGAGTTGGCGTCGTCTTTGACCCAACTGCCAGAATCGGAATTGATACCGCTGAGCAGAGAGCCGTCGCCGTCGAACGACCCTGCTGTGATCCTTCCGCTTGCCACATTCATAGCTATGTCCGCCCCCACGCGAAAATCCGTAGTCACATAGGCGTTCGAGTTCACGTGAAGGCCTGCGTCTGGATTCGTCGTTGTTATGCCAACTTTATTGGTCAGGGTGTCCACGTAAAAGTGACTCGAACCGACCAATAAATTGCCGTTTAAATGATGAACATTCAGGCTCATCTATATACTAATAAGTGAAAGTTTTTACAGCCGTAGCACTCGACCCTACGTGGATGGTCTCTAACTTACCGTTTGTCCCGTCTGGAGTTATGTACTCCACGAAGATGTTATAGAGTGCCGCTGGATTACCGCTGTTTCCGTTATTAATAATCGACGTGGGTTTCAGAATGATTGCACCCGCCGTTGTGGTCACGTCGGGCGAGGAGTCCCACGGGTTAGTTGACGTGTTACCGAAAATGGACACCGCACCCAGTTTGAGGTTCGGCGTCGCCCCGCCCGCTCTACTCCCTCCACCCACTTCCAAGCTCATGTTGCTGAACTCAGTCGAATCCTCGACGAGATGGGCCACGATCTTGGCGTAAAAGATGTTGCTCGAGAAGGTTAACTTTAAAGACGCATCCGCCACGGAGGTTTGGTCGGCCAACGTTCCCTTATACGAGTAGAACTTCTTAGTCACGCCGTCGGTGGCCGTGTTGATGATCATGCCGTCATTCGCCGTTGTTAGGCCGCTGACCGTCATGTTTTGGGAAACCGCCACGCTTCCAACGACGTCCAGTGCTTGCGCCGGATTACTTTTATTGACCCCTATCCTGTCGTTTGCGGCATCCACATAGAGAGTGTCGGTATCTACGTAGAAGTCGCCAGTGCTTTTCAGCCTCGCCTGCTCAGCTCCCGCGATCCGCAGCGAGATGTGCTGACCGCTCGGTGCGTTGACCCACGTGGAGCCGTTACCGGTTTGTCTGAGTGCATAATCAGTGCCGTTCATCTTCGAGTGTTGTGCGAACACGGCGTGACCCGTGTTGCTTCCGTCGTAACCGATCTTCGCTGTCCCGAGCGTGGAGGTGTGGTCCAAAGTTGCTGACGCATAGACGTCTCCGCTGTGGATGTCACCTAAAGCCGCTATGCCGCCGGACACCACAACCGCGCCGGCTGTATTGGACGAGCCCGCGGTTGCGTCGGTTACGGTAAGTACTCCCGAGAAATCGCCGGTCGTTCCCGAAACGGCCCCCGAGAAGGTTCCCGTCGTTCCCGAAACCGCCCCCCCGAAGGCGCCCGCGCCGGTGGCGTTGACGTCGCCGACGACGTCGAGCGCCACGGTCGGATTGTTTTTGTTCACACCCACGCGATCGTTGGTGCTATCAACGAATAAGGTATCCGTATCAACTGCAAGGTCGCCGGAGAAGGTTCCGGTAGTGCCCGAGATGGCGCCTCCCGAGTAACTCGCGCCGGTCACCGCACCGCTGAAATTCGCGATCGCGGCGGTCAGCGTGCCCGTGAGTGTAGGGCTTTCAGATAAAACGACGTTCACCGAACCCGTGCTCGTGGTGACCCCCGTGCCTCCGTCCGCGACTGCGAGGGTTCCAGTGATGCTCGAGGCGCCGAGGTCCACAGCCAACTTCGAAGATTCGATGACCAAACCGCCGTTCGTCTTGAGATCGACCGCGACGGACGGGGTCCACCCTTCGCCCGCGGTCCCAGTCACGGCGATGCCGTCTCCCCCGGCGACGTCGATCACGTAGTTACCGGTGGTGTTCGTGCCAAGCGCGATCCCGTTTGTGATATTCGCGGCCGTGAGATTGGACAACCCTCCGCCGTCGCCGGTTATGAGTGCAGTTGCGGTCAGAGCGCCGTTGACCTGTGCGCTCGTCACTGTGAGCGCCTGTCCAGAAAGATTCCCGGTAAAGGTCCCAACTGTACCGCTCACGGCTCCGCCGCTGTAGCTCGCGCCCGTGATCGCACCGGTGAACGTCCCGTCGGCCGCTGAGATGTTCCCGAAGGTGGTCGGGACGATATCGGCCGAGCCATCGAAGAGGACCCCTCCGATAGAACGAGCGGTAGTTAGGGTCGCGGCGGACCCCGTCGTGTTTTGATTTCCAGTTGCGTTCACACCCGGTAGGTTGATAGAAGAAGTGCCGTCGAACGAAACCCCGCCTATGTTGACTGCCGTGGTGAGACCGGCTGCGGTTCCGGTGGTATTCTGATTCCCAGCTGTGTTGACACCGGGTAAGTTTATGTCGGCCGACCCGTCGAAGAGGACCCCTCCGATAGAACGAGCGGTAGTTAGGGTAGCTGCGGACCCAGTGGTGTTCTGGTTGCCAGTGGCGTCAACCCCCGGTAAATTTATGTCGGCCGACCCGTCAAAAGCCACGCCGCCGATCAAACGAGCAGTCGTTAGCGTCGCCGCCGAGCCCGTCGTGTTTTGGTTGCCGCCTATATTGACACCGGGTAAGTTAATGTCGGCCGACCCGTCAAACGATACTCCGCCGATCAGTCGCGCGGTGGTCAAAGTTGCCGCAGATCCGGACCACGCCCCACCCGTGAGCGTCGCCGTCCCATCCGAAAAACTCGTGCCCGAAACCGCCCCCGAGAATGTTCCATTGGTCCCAGACACAGCCCCCGAGAAAGTTCCAGTGGTCCCGGAGACTGTCGTCGCCGAAACGGTCCCCGTGGCGGTCACGTTGGTGACGTTGAGATTGTTCACAGCGAGAGCGCCGGTCACGGTTAAATCGTTTTGGACAACTGCGTCACCCAGAATATCCAGCGTGATATTGTTCGCATCGGGGGTGATAGACGTATCAGTCGAACCCTGTTGGGTGTAGCCGATACTGAGACGCTTGGGCGTCTCGTCTCCGTGGTGAATGATCCCGACGTTTTGGTTCGGGTAGTTGATGATGATTCCCGTGTCCAGACCCACTTGCGTGTTATTGTGCGCTATGCCGATGATACGGTCTTCAACCACCAGGTCGGTGTTCTTGATCTCGGCGATGGTTCCGTTGTGGAAGTTGATGTTACCTTGGACCTCCAGATCGCCGTTTACGTGGACGTTTCCACTGGTCACGAAGGAGGTGGTCGGGTTTTGGAACTCGATCGTATAGGGCGTGGTGTTGCCAAATCCAGTGACAGACGACAAGGGAGGTTCCACCGCTGTCGACGCCGAGGACCCTGACTCGGTTATCTCACCGGTCGCCTTGTTGTACATAAGGAGGACGATGTTCGGGTCCGAGAAATTTTGTCGGAAACGGATGGGAGAAAGGTACACTGCCGATGGGTTCGTGGCCTGCAGCGGAGTGTCACTGGCATTGAACACGATCGTGTTTTCCGCCTGTTCCTCTAAGGCGTGTTTCCCGAACCTAATACGGGTGGATCTTTCTACCGTCGGAAGGTTCTTAACCATAATTAACTATTATAGTCTGGTATTTTTAATTGGCAAAAAGCAGACCGGCGAGTCCATTTTGGACACGTAATATGTTGTAGTTGACCGCGTATATCGGATGGTTTATGGGCATGCTGTCGCTCACAATCTTCGCCGACTCGATTCTACTAAAATTTAGCGTTCCTGATGGCTGCAGGGACGACGTGCTCAAGCAGAAGCAGTACAGGAAGAAATCAGGTGAAGTTACGAAATTCGTGTGATAATAATTTTGCACATCCACAAAATGAGGCTTCCCGAAACGCGGCGTGCAGAGGTCCAGGCCGTTGATGGTGATTTTCACCCTGTTGGTGGGTGAAGTGAGTGCGCCGTCGGTAGTTGTATCTGAAGACGCGATATATTTTACAGGGTGAGAGAAGTAAAGCTCCTGTGTCGTATGATTCGAGGGAATATTTTTTTGCACCTGGGTGATCAACATATCGTGCGTTCGAGAGGCGATGGCACCGCGTTCTTTGTTATCGAGGTAGTAATAGTTGGCGTAACACTCGACGTTATAGTTCGAAGCCTCACTCGCCCAGTGGATACGGATCTCCACGTTGTGGTAGTTTAAAGCGACTAACGGGAGAGCGCACTGCGGTCCCTCACAAAACCAAAAACGCAGGGGGTAAAAGTAACTGCGCGCGCTCACGCCGGGGTGTGTCCCGTTCGCACTTTTAGAGACATTTTGGGCGAAAGTATCTATCGCAATCTTTTCGGTGAACACGGCATCTTGTGTGTCAACTACAGACCCACCGATCAGCAGTTCGATTTTGTCTATGATATTGTCCCATCGTTGCGTGTCCAGGGCCTGTTGCGTGTCGTCTAGAGTGAGGTAGCAGTAGCCCAGGAGGTCGCCGGAGCGTTCGAACTGAACGCTCGACATGCAATTATTTTTGACAGCGCCGGAAATGTGTTGTTTTTCGATGCTCTGTGAAAAATTACTGTGCCTTTTAAAAGTTGATGAAAAAAATGATATCTCAGGCTCACCCATGATCCACTTATCCTGAGCACCTACGGATATCAACTGGGTAATACCAGCCGACATTTCCTATATATAATTAACGAGAATTTTTACAGGTTTTGTTTCATGCACGTGAACTTTATTATCAAATAATTCGGAGTGCCTGCGGTGTTGGGCTCGATCAGGTCACCTGCTTGATTGTAAATATTGACGGTGAACCTGTCGACTTTTCTAATCGGGTTGATATATTGAGTGCTGACGTCATAATCCGATACGAAGTTATTAATGTGGTTGCCTGTACCGACCGCTGTGACAGTCGACGCGATGCTCGCGAAGACACCTTTGATGTTCCCGATGGTTCCGGCACCGTTAAGCACCGGAGTTGCACGGTCGTTGAAATTCGAATCTAACTCCCTGATAGATATGTAAATGTGTTGATTTGACGTCTTCGTGTGGATATGACTGGCGAGTAGTCTCGCCTCGACGACATTTTTGAGAGGTACTTCCAGGTAGCTGGTGAAAGTGTTCGCAGCCGCCTGGCCGTTGCTGTCAATGGTGATGGTATGATACTCGTAGTTAAGATCGGGAACCATTTAATATAACTCCAGATTATATTAATGACCCACCGATCCCGTCCGAGATGGAGTAGCCGGCGTGGTCGCTCACAAGCCCCTGTGCATTGCAGATACCACCTGGAGTGAGCGATTTAGAGTAGGGAGAACCGTCGGGGGAGCCTGCCACGCAGTCCACACTGTGGTCAAGATCGAAGATGGAAGCTTCCGACACCGCGTTTATCGTGATGGGTCTCGGCTGATACGCAGACGACCTGCCCTGGAGTACGGTCAGGACAGAAATGAGTCCCATGAGAACTACGATATACATAATAGCGTTACGATTGGTCTTGTTAAGATTAAGCATTATACTATCAGTCCAGAAAAAATTAAACTGCGTTAAAGAATTCGGGACAAAATATTCCTAGAGGATAGAGATGGACGACGATATTGTCCTCGAACGAGGACGTACCACCGTGATGAAGTTAGACGCTGACGAACAGGCGCTCATGGATGAGATCGAGATTAGCGTCCCGCGCCCTAAACCGGTGCCGCGCCCGCAGAAAAGCTTTGGTCAACGACCTCCCATGCAACACCAGGAAGCGATGGACGCTTTCGTGAACCCCACGAAACAGACCGCCCCTCCCATGAGTGGCCCTGGGCACGACGAGGAGATCGACTACGGCGAGGAGGACGACGACATGATGTTCGGCGACGAAGAAGAGCAGATGCAACAGGAGAAGCCTTCTCAGGGGTACACGAGCGTGGACGAGGAGAAGAGCGATTTACTCAACAAGTTGGCTCGTCTGGAGAAGAAAGGTTTTGCGGTGAACAAGCGGCTCAACGCCTATTCCAACGTCGAGGATTTACGCTCGGAGGTGAAGAGAATTACGTACTCGATCGACGTCGAACAGTCAATTAGATTCTCCCGACGCATGTTGGTTGCATGCGTGACCGGACTCGAATTTCTCAACAAAAGATACAACCCGTTTGAAATCCAACTGGATGGGTGGAGCGAGAGTGTGATGGAGAATGTCGAGGATTACGACGGAGTGTTCGAGGAGTTGTACGTCAAGTATCGCTCGAAGGTGTCGGTCGCACCCGAGGTCAAGTTGATTATGATGCTCGGTGGATCGGCGATGATGTTCCACCTGACCAACTCCATGTTCAAGACCGCGATCCCCAACATGAACGACGTGTTGAAACAGAACCCGGAGCTGGTGAAGAATATGATGGAAGCCGTCCAGAACACCACAAGAAACCCCGGCGAGCAACCCATGACCGAGCCTCCGGTGGGTGGGACGAGTAACTATGAGATGCAGGGCCCTGGGATTGACCTGGCCAGTCTCATGGGAGGGATCAGCATGCCGCCACCTATGCCGATGAACAGCAATCTCAACACAGGCGGCAGTCGACCGCCCCCTATCCAAGAGGACGAGGAGCTGTCCGACATCATCAGTGTCTCAGGCGACAGCACGGGCGGAGAAATAAAAGAAGTGAATGTCGAGGGGTCCAAACCCAAGAGGCGTCGTAAAGCTAAAAAGGAAATTAATTTGTAGTCATTAATATATGATAGCGTATTGTCCGCTGGAGGACCTGGAACCACCTCCTCCGCCACGGCAACAGGAAGTTGTCGCTAGCGTTCCCGAAGTAGGCACCGAGGATACCGAATTGAATTACGTCATCCTCGCGTTCATCGTGGGTGTGGTCGCCCTGGCCATCTCCGATGCAACTAAAAGGTAATCAATCCATCTACCCAGGAGATCAACCAACTCCTCGGTAAATGAATTAATTCATGTGAAAAGACATTTACCCCGGGGGAATTCGTCTTTCTCCTTGGCGACTTTACCGTTACCGTGAATCTTGAACCCACCCTGTCGGTACACCTTTGCGCGTTTATAGTACATTGCCGTGAACACGCTCCACGGGTCGTGGATATCGTAGATATGCGGGTTGTTTAACTTCCCCTTCGTCTCTCGCATGATACGCCCTATCGACTGCACGATGTCGGATTTGGGGCTGGCGAGAATGACGGTATCGAGTGTCGGGATATCCAACCCCTCGTGCGCCTGACTGAACGTCGCGAAGATGATTTTCTTCTTCGCCGATTCCTGAAGTTGCGCCTCCTTCATCCCACCCATGTACAGACCGGACGATTTTGGAAAGCACTGGTGCAACATCTCGCAGTGCAGTCTTCGATCGCTTAGGACGAGGAGTTGCCTTGTACCGGCCGAGGCTTTCTTCACGAGCTCGCAGAGCATCTTATTTCTCTGTCTGTCTTCCACCAGAAGCGTAATCATGTTTGGCATCGATATCTTGCCATTTCTCATCGATGGTGGCGGGTTACGGTAATTCGGCGAATCAAAGGTGACTGTAAAAACTTCGACCTGTTCCTGATTCTTGCGCTCGACCGCGAAAAACGTCGGTCCCATGAACCAGTTCATAACTTTCGTCAGTCCATCCTTTCTTTCTGGGGTTGCCGACAATCCGAATATATGACGTGGGCACATTTTGAACAGCGATTGACTAAACACCTTGGCGCAAATATGGTGCGCCTCGTCAACTATCAGGGTACCCACCGAGTCGAAATCATCGTACGAGTATTCGCGCAGTGTGAGCGACTGAAGCATGGCGATCACAAAGTCGCAACCTTCAACCTCCTTCCTGTCTTTTTGAACCATGCCGATGGTGGCGCCTGGACAGAATTGTTGGATACGTTCTCTCCACTGGTCGGCTAAAAACTGTTTGTGAACGATGATCATGGTGCGATAACCCAACTTACACGCTATAGCCAGGGATACAGTCGTCTTGCCGTAGCCACACGGCAGAGAGAGGATGCCGTGCCCGGCTCTAAGTGCTGCTCGGAGAGCTTCTGGCTGCCGGGTGGCGTCTCTGAGTTGACCCGCGAACTTGATTTCGATCGTCGCAGGTTCGGGTCGTTTGTCCTGCTCTGGTTCTCCAACTTTATCAACTCCGTAGAATCTTGGAACGCAGATTCCATCCTTAACTGGTCTAAAAACTTTGAAAGGTGGTGGAGGAAACCCGAAATCGGCATTGACGATGGGTCTTACTGTAAGTTCTTTTTTTATACCACCCAGAACAACAACGGCCTGGCGTGGAATTTTGCTAACTTCGGAATGCCTTATTAAATAACCGGAACGCGTGAGTATCCCCATAACATATTTAAAGATGTGCGACTTTAAATAACTACAAAGAATGCCCACAGTCAACATTGACGAGAATATCAAGAAGGTGTCTCAGACTATCGAGCAGATGACGGCTGAGATATTTAGGCTTCAGGGAATGCTTTCAACTTTTAAAGATTTGAAGAAGGGTGGTTTGGAGACCATCGAATTGCCCCGAGATCCGACTCAGGCCGACTCCGACGAGCTCGAGAAGATCGAGGAGGAGAGCACCCAAGAAAAACCCGAGTGATTCTCGGCGTTCCACGCCCCTTTGAATTCGACAACAACTTCAATCTCGTCACCCCTTATTAGAGTCTGAATGGGTCGGCCCTCGACCTTACACATCACTCTCCTATAACGAAACGGGACCTTTACCTTCAACACGGAACCCTCGAGTGGATCGTCCACGTGCGAATTTTTCAAGAGATGCCTTTTCTGTGAATGCATGCTTTCAATGATTGCTCTGGTCTTCTCCGGAACTTTCACACGGATGTAACGCTTTTCATTGAAAACATACATAGGCTCATATATTTCGGCTTCGAACTTCATTGGTTCTTATTACGGTATATTAATAATAAAACTATAAGTGTGACCACGATTGTTATGATCACCTGCGAAACGACCAGCGGTTTTAGGGGTGGACGAGTTCCAAAACACTCGTGACTGAACCGCCTTGAAACTTCCACCGCCGCTTCGATACTTGAGTAAGCGGTGTCCCTGAAACTCATCATCCCGACGAGCGCCACGTTAGGGCATTTACCAAAAAAGGGTACTTGACCATTCAAACCGAGCACCCCAGAACTCTGGGAAAACTGCCATTCACTTCCCGTCCAAGTGCTCCCCCAGCCGATTCGGATATCCTGAGGTGGTGGGAGACCGAGCTGATGCATAACTTCACGCTTGATGATATCCGGTTCGCTACCGAGAATCTCCTTGGTGAGGTCGCACAGCACGCACGAAATCGTATTCGTTCCGGGTAAATTGGACACGAGGATGTTCCACCTGGTACTAGTCAGCGTCTCGAGCTCTTCGCCGGCGGGCACGAACTCGTCGTAGTCTACCAACACACATATCGACCCGTACGTTGCGCTTCTTATCTTTTTCGCGGCCAGGGGACCCCAATTGTCGCCTATCAGCTTCAGCGCCGGTGAGTTATCGATGCAGAGGAATAACATACCGTCAGACACTGACGTCCCATCACTGAAGCTTGCTTCATACCCGTCTTCGCGGTACTCAACGTTTTGAAGTTCCGAACCGAATATGAAGTTAACACCGGCATCGAGAAGTTTTTCCTCGATCGCGTCGTTCATTATTTTTCCAGAAACCTTTTGCGTGTAGGGATTGGAAAATAGGAGTTGATCTCCGGTCCGGATGAGTTCGTACGCGGACATGTGCTTCCACGTAACTCCGTCTATGTTTATCGGTAGGTGTTCGATTATTTTCCTTCCGCCCGTGGATAACTTCCCCTGGAAATAATCGTATAACGAGATGGATTTGTACTTTTCCGGCGCGAGCGTCACCCGAACGAATAATTGCAAAACCGCGAGGTAATCCATAGGTTCGAAGTTTTTTCGCACGTAGTCGAAAAAGTCCGGTTTGATTCTTTCGAATAAGTCATCCCACCGGAGGTCCATCTCTTTTAAAAACGATTGGGTGTTTATGAACCCTCTGTCAAACAGAACTCGGTGCGCGTGAATGTCTCTCAACTTTTCGTCCGGTTCCCACCAGGACCCGCCGCAAGAGGTTTTACGTTCGTACACGAACACTTCGTGGTCGGTCGACTGGGTAATCTCCCATGCGAGAGATAAACCAGTGGGACCCGCGCCGACGATATGAACTTTCATTCTACTGTACGTTGACAAATTAAATGAAGCCAGTCTTGCGACGCTCCTCGGGTGTCTTGAGCGCGTAAATCACTGAGAGGAAAATCACTGTCGAGAAGAGTGCGTACTCTATGTCGTTAGTCGCACCGAAGGCGATCGCCATGAGAGAGACGAGTCGGAAGATCTTGTTTTCGAACATGGCTTGTAACTTCGCAGGAATAGCGATGGCGTTTGGGGAAAACAAACCCTGATACATGATAATCAACGAAAAAACGATAGGCTGTGCTCTGATGAAAACTTCAGCGGGTCCGGTCACGGGTGAGAAAAGGTTCTTTATGTTCTTCATTTGTTAACTTATCTAAAGAAAAAAGTATCTAGTACTAGTATGATATGTGTTCTCGGTCACGCACCACCGACTGGGAGACCACCTAAAAATAAGGTTAAAACATGGAAGTTTGCGACTAAATTCGTTTGGAAGCAACGTTTCAGTGAAGACAAGGCCGAATTGGGCAGGTGGACGAAGGAACAGTTACTGGATCTCGGTCCAACGTTTGTAAAACTCGGACAGATCGCATCGACTCGCGGTGACCTGTACCCACCGGAGTTTATAAAGGAACTCGAGTCTCTCCAAGACCAGGTCCCACCCTTCGATTATAATGAAGTTAAGGATGGGTTGAACCTAGACATCTTTAAAAGTTTTGACGAGGTGCCGTTCAAATCCGCGTCGATCGGTCAGGTCCATCGGGCTGTCTTGAAGAATGGAAAAAACGTAGTTGTGAAACTGAAACGGCCCGGCATTTACGAAACCATGGCGAGTGACACGGCGGAGGTGAAAAAAATCCTGAAATTTTTTCAGACTATAGGCGTGGACACGGGCAACTCATCGGAGTTTGTTTTGAATGACAGTATTGAGTATCTACTGGGAGAGGCCGATTACGTGCAAGAGGTTGAGAATGCGCTGGAGTTTCGTCGCTCACTCAAACAGCTGGAGTATATCAAGATACCGCGCGTGTATAAGAAGTTCTGCACGGAGGAGATGATCGTCATGGAAGACGTTCAGACGGAAAAAATCACCGACATTCGAAATCGAAAAGTCAACAAGAAGAAGGTGTGTGAGGCGATTGTCAATTCGTATGTCCATCAGACGATGAACAGTGGATTTTTCCATGCCGACCCACACCCCGGTAACCTCGGAATATCAAAGAATGGAAAGTTGGTCTTTTACGATTTTGGGTTGGTGATACGATTAAGTGACGAGTTGAAACGGGGATTCGCGGACATGTTTTCTTGTGTCATCGCGCGCGACACGAGAGGTATCGTGGAGATCCTGATCCGCCTCGGTGTCATCGTGCCAACTTCGACGGACGTCAGCGATATCGAGGTGTTCTTCGAAAACATCCTGGGCTACCTCGAAACCCTAGATGGTGGCGCCATTCTGCAGGACGAGTTGGCGGTCGAGTTGGCGGCTGAAAAACCGTTCGTGGTACCAACCAGTTTCGTGTACCTCGCCAAATCGTTCAGCTTGATTGAGGGTATTTGCATCCAATTGGACCCGGATTTCAACTATTTCACGTACCTCGAGCCGATGATCCAAGACCAGTTCATGGATTCTATCGACATCAGTGAGATGTTTTTGAAAGCCACACAGATTCCGGGGAAAATTACTAAAATCAACTCGACTGTCCTCGGTCTGGAGAAATCCAGGGCAGCCATGAAAAGGTCGATGGTCAGGCAGGGTCGAGAAATTAGGGTGATCCAATATTCGGTGTTGTGCGCACTGCTGGCCGAAAGGTTCAGTGATTCGCCTGTTGCGCTGGTGCCGGTAGTTCTGGCTTTGTACCTCACTTTTCGTAAAGGTCGATAGACTTGGGCGTCGACGACGACTTTTTGCTTCTCTTGAACACGTCCTTGTGTTGCTTTAGGATGTCCCTGGCTCGGCGCTCCTCTTCACGCGCGATATCCGATAGCTTGTCCTTGATCCTCTCAACTTCACCCTGCCTTTGCTTTTGAAGCTTCTTGCCGATCTTCTTGAACTTGTCAGAAAACCCGAACATTGTATTTGAAGTTATAGCGAACATTTTGTAATTGCATAAGATTTTAATTGCCCTGGATTTCCCTAGCAAGTTCATCGATACCAGTGAAATAACGCCTTAAATCCTTCATGAAGCGTTTATTATTTTCCAGCACTTCGCATTCAACTTTGTTGAGATAGATCCACGCCAGGTTCGATTTCGAATATTTGGTTCGCTTCTGGTTTTCGTTGGGTCGTCGAGCCACGAGTTTAGTGGTCTTCTTTTTCGAGGCTGGAGTGACTTCAACTCTGTTTACAAAAGAGAGAGCCTGCATGACAGTGTCGGCCAGGTCATCCTTCTTCTTACTCGCATTGAACGTCTCGAGCCAGTGTGCGTTCGTGGGTCCGTCCTTGATGAATTCTTCACACCTTTGGATGGCCGTCTTCTTTCGTTTGAGGTATTGCGCCTTGCCCGGCCCCGCGACGTCCGGGATCTTGTGCCGTGCGTCATAGAGGATTGTTTCTGCTTTCGGACACTTGATGATGAAGTAACTATGTAAGAAGTGCATCACACTAATCATTTTCTTATTACGATCGGGCTGCTTTTCTATGAGTACTGTGTCTGCAGTTAGAACCCAGGGTCGAGCGTCGAGGTGGTCTCTCAAAGATACGTAGATCCCGTGTCTGGACTCCGGAGGGATCCCATCCACGTCCCAGTTTCGCACCAGATTATCGTTCTTGTCGTCGAGGAGACACAGGGCGAGGTTTCGTATACCAACATCTATGCTGAGAATCATTGGTATATGAAGTGATCGTCTCTTTATATTGTATTTATAATTTCATTGTACATGCGTAGTTCTTTTTTCCTGTCCTCGTTGGAGTAGTTCGCTCGGTGAAAGTTTTCCATCTTTGTTGAAATCGTATCCCATCAGCATTGTGATTGTTTCTCCTGGTGCGCCACCGTCTTTGAGTTCGTCTTCGGTCAGGAAGTTATCATCATTCTTGTCGTACAGCTTAAATGGATTTAGAGACAACTTCATGGGTTTAGCCATATCCCCCGGACTCGGTGGTTTCACCACCCCCGATTGCGCCGGCTCCTCGGTCACCACCTCTGGTTCCGCCGGCTCCTCGGTCATCCCACGTTCCTTTTTTCTCAGGTCATTTAAGATGACTTTGATGTCTTTCGGCAAATAGTGTTCGACTGGTTTCCATATTATCAATATACTACAAAATAGCAGCGCGATCAGTACGCCTGACATTCCTTGTTCTAATACAGTATTTTTTTTAGCGTCGCATCATGGCGGCCATCATCGCGGGGTCCATTCCGCCACCCTTCGACATCATCGCCATGACCATCGCAGCAGCCATAGAACTACTCGAGGCAATGGCGAAGGGAATGAAGGGCCCGGCCATCGCGGCGGCGGCGCCGGCGCCGATACCCTGCGCGGCATCACCGACGCCGGCTCCGACACCCTGAGCGGCCGTGCTTACACCGGACCCGACACCCTGGGCGGCTGTGCCCACGCCCGAGCCGATACCCTCGGCGGCATCCGCCACGGCCTCGCCCGCACCTTGAGTCTTGGAAGCGTTTTTCTTCTCGTTATCGCTTATGAGTTTGTTTAGAACTTCATCCTTTTGAATGATTTTCGTAATCTTTTTTGTGATTTGTTCACTCATGAATTTGATTTGTAAATCCTGTTCGATTGGGCAATCCGTGTCAGCCGCCACGCGCATCATCTCAATAGTCGGCGCTAGTTCTGGTGCACCGAGTTCCTTGGCCAGTTCGATCCTCGCTTCAAAACCGAGGGGATCCTGCACTAGATTTTCGATTACACCTTTCTGGTTTGCCTTAATTTTATTTCGAATCTCATTTAGTGATTCGTTTGTTATCTCAGTCTCCATTTTGTTTCTCACAGAGTTTTTAATGTTCGTGTAGTCAGAACTTTCGCCCCCCTGTGACATGATATCGCCAAAACCGCTTTCCGAAGACGTGTCGGATTTGAGCTTTTGATCCAACTGAGACTCGATGAGTTTATTCAGTTCCGTAGCGTCTTCACCCTTGAACTCGTTAATTACTTTTATGTCGAGGTTCATTTTTTGGGTTATGGGCATCCGACAGCTCTTAGCTTTCACATTCTTGACTATCAGCGTCTGATTTGCGAGTACTTCGTTATGATTGACGTTCGTGGTCTTATTCAGTGCTTTGAAGACCGACTCATTGACAATGTCGTTCGATATATGAGTTTCACTCCGAGCCTTCGAGCCTCCGCCACCCATTATTATGGAATGTGCTGAGAAAAAAAAATCCGTAGGTAATAGTAAATGAAAGTGAACAGGGTGATACTCATCATTTCGGTTATCATCATCTCAGTCTGGATGTTCCAACTATACAGGAATCGGTGCCTGACCGTCGAATATTACTCGAACATTAGCGAAGGTCTGAGGGACCACATCAACGACCGGAGCAAGGAACTAGACTCCTTATACGTCATGAACACATTCGTGCAGTTGACTAAAGACGACGAAATCGTCCAGGAAGCGCTCAACAGCGCCGAGCTTGGCGATCGTCGTACGTTAACACTTTTACTCGAAAGGGTCGAAAAGAAGAAATAAAAAATATAGTTAGATTAGAAACATGTTCACATTACTCGTTGCCATACTCATCGTCGTTATGTTGCTAATGCGGATGAGAGTGGAATCGTACGACTTCAGAAAAATGAAAGCAGACGCCATGGAAATCGTTGATAGAGCCGGTAAGAACGACAAGTTCAGTGAGAGTGATGTTCAGGCGCTCGAAAGCATCATCGCACCTGTGATGATGATGAACGACGACGATGCGAAAGTCTTCGAAACGGTTTTAGAGTACATGAAAAAAGATGATGTTGAGAGGGTCAGGGACATCCTCTTTATTTATTTCGACATGTATATTAAGGCGAGACCATGAAAATCTGGATGTTAGTAGTTTTGGTGGCGATGGTCGCCTTTGCTATGATAGTGCGCGACAGACAGAAGACACGCGAATCGGTTAAAAAATTTCTGTGATTATAGTAGATGCCTCAACTCTACGCTGCGGGGTTCAGGAAAACAGGAAACTGTGCCACTCACCCGGGTCAGGGGGGCAGTTGGCGTGGCCACGAAGGCAGATACATCAACATGTCCGACTATACGAACAAAGAACCTAGCGGATTTATGGGTTTAGGGAAAGGTAATAATGTGACGTATTACAACGCCACAGACACACAAGTGAATAGAAATGCGGAGGCTCCGGAACCGGACTGTATAAGACACTTGCCATCAGGGGGCACTCACCACCCGTGCAGGGGTATTGGACAGTCACAATTAATACTTAGTGGCGATGGGGATTCCAAAGCTGGTATGTTCGGCAGCGCGGATTTTGGATTTAGTTGTGAATTTAATAATGCTGAACGATTAATCAACGATTTAAAGAACGAAGCGCGTTTCAACACAGCATATGTCATAGATGATGCTGGCGTCAGAAGGACCCTCTACGATCAGATACTGTGGGGTGGATTCGCGGGTGGTCGCCCATTGGGTGTGACGAGTGATGGACTTGGGTTTTGTGACGTCAGAAATGCAGACGGCACGCTCAAGAACATGCACGTCAAGGTAGGAAAAAATGGCGAGACGTGTTGGACTTTAATAAACAAGAAGTCGAACCATGCGGATCGAGCCCTAGAAGGGCATAACTATTGCAAAAATAATCGAGGTGATAAAGGTTGTGCTTGTGTCAACGTGACCACCGGTTACTCAGAGAACGAGAAAACCGGTAAACTCGAAAGTTTTTTAGATGTGTGTGAAAGAAATCAGGATTGGGCGGGGTGCAAAACTATAACCAAGCGGAGGAAGGAAGTCGAGAAACTCCTGTGTCCGAAAGGGGGGGACAAGTGTCCGGCGGCGGCTGCGTATGGCGGAAATGCAGACTGTCTCGCCCCGGGTATCTGCGCGGGGACGCAAGTTGGCGAGGACCCCGAAGATATCATTTATCCACCGTTGGTGGCATTACCAGCCTGTAAAACAAATCTGAACATCTGCCGGCAATTGACTATGGCAAAGAATATTACTGCCGCGGGCGATATGCCGATAATCCAAAGTTGTGACATCAACATAAATGAAATAGGCGCCAACAGGCTGGCCATGAAGCAAGCCATGGAGGAGGATAGGAAGAGACAGGAGCGCGAGGCACAAGAGAAATACGACCTTATGGAACGCGCCAAAGCAAGGGAAGAAGAAATTCGCGATGCGGCGGAAGAAAGACGGAAAGAGATGGATGAGATCCGCGCACTGGACCGCGATGCCGACCGAAGACATAGCGCGCAACTCCAGATGTACAGGACACTTAACGTCGACCGGAGACGCAGAGAGATGGAAGAGAGACGAGCCGAGGAGCTGCGTAGACAATACTCGAGAGAACTCATGCAAATAGGTGGCTATGACATCAAGACCGTGTCGTTTGTAGTTTCCATCATTTTTTCGGCCATTTTCGCGCTCATCGTAGCGTCCAGGGTTTGAATAAAATGTTGGTATACTTCAATTATGAAAGCACGTGTAAAGACTATTCTAGTGGCGATGGCCCTTCTTATCATCATAAGCCTCATGTATCGTTATACCGAGCGATACAACTACGGTAAGGATC